TTGAGCGGCATAGTCTTGTAGTTGCGCAGGATGAAGTTCTGCGCCTGCTTCGAGAGCGGCTTGGGTCTCTTGGGTGTGCGTTTCATTGATAGATGATTTCTTTTCCGAGGAATTTCGCCCACTTGTGTTCTTTCCGCGCACCCTTGCTGTCTTTCCAGTCCTTGAGCATATAGACGTAGGAGCATCCGAGCAGGTGCCAGAGGCACACGGCCATAGCGATGCGCCAGGAATAGCGGTCGAGCAGCTTGCCGAATAGGGTGAACTCCGCCGGATTGACGGCCTTGAACCCGAAGCGTCCGAGGAGCATAGCGGCCTTCACCCCGTGACGGTCGAAGAACTGCCAGTCCTTGACGGTGGCTTCGGCACTCTTGAACTTGGCTTGGTAGTACGGGTCGCCCGTTACGCGCCCTGCGATGTAAACTTTATTGTTCATAGGTCTTTGTGGTTATTATGTGAAACTCAATGTTAATTGTTTGCCGTAGTCCTGCGCGAACTTTCTCGCTGTAGTCTCCGCCTCCTGTCTCTTCGGCATAGGCGGCGGAGTGTCATAGGGCTTGCGGCTTATCGGGTTGTATGGGTACCACCCACTGCAGGCAAGGCCGACGAGCCACATCTTGCGGGCTTCGTCAACCTTTTCCACGTCGGAGACGGTATAACGCCAGTAGTGCGACACGACAATTCGGGTGTCGGGGTTTACCATTTTCTCCATACGGTAGAAGGTGAAATTCTCGATGTCAAGGCGGAGACTGTCGCCCTGCATCACCTCACCGTGCGCCGTGTTGTGAAGCAGGTTTGCAAGGGTCATTCTCGCGCACTTGTATGCGATGTCGCCAGCCACGACGGTCGGCTCGTTCCCTTTCTCCCTCGCCATCTTCAAGGCGGCCAGGAGGGTGCGTCCGCTGCCGCAGGCTGGGTCATAGATATCCCCCGTCGTGCCGCCGTCGATTATCCGTGCGAGCAGCTTGCAGATGGAGTCGGGTGTGAAGAACTGCCCGTTGCTGCCGTGGGAGATGCGAGACATAAACGTGTCGCCGAGAGGGTCGTGGTAGCCCTCTGCTGCCTTGTCGTAGGCTTGTATGGCACGGACATAGGCGTTCCATAGCTCAATGTTCGCCTTTGCCTCGTCGAAAAGCTGCCGCTGTCGGTCGCTTGGGTTGGCACACTGGAACGAGAGCAGGAAATCGAGGAAGTCGTCAAAGAGGCTGCCGAAATCCTGCCCCCTTCCGAGGTCTATCCCCTCAATCGCCCTGGTCAGCTCGGTGTCGTTGTCTCTATTCTTTTTCATCATTCGGGTCTGTGCTTATGTGTTCGACAATCTCGGCGGCTTTGTAGCCGTTGACAAGGCGTTTCTCGAAATCGACCCACTCGACGCGCTCGGTCTCTGTGCGGAAATATCGGCGCACAGTTATCTCGTCACGGCGGCTGAAGGTGCTTCTGTCAAATTCCTCGTTGGTCATCGTCTTGTGCTGTGTGTTCGTCGTTATCGGGTTCAAGCTGCGCCACGTCCATCGCCATCTGCGTGAGCATACCAATCACCCAATCGGCGGAGTATGTGGCTGTGCGGCACAACGCGAGGTTGTCCTGCATTGCGTGGATATGGTTGATGAGGACGGCTTTTTTCATCGTGTCAGTCCTCCCAGCGTTGGTAGTCGAATGAAATGCCGCCCTCGGCTTCCTTGCCGCTGTTGATGAGGGCGTAGAGGGTGTGGATGTTGATGCCGTAGTGCGCTGCGGCTTCTTTCGCGCTGCCGAAGGTCTTGATGCCGTCGCCCTCGTAGGCAATCACTTTTCTCGGCTGGTTCTGCTTGGGGTTGGGTTTGTTCATTGTCTCGGTGCTTTTGGTGGTTACGCCAGCGTCGTCAATGTGCTCGTCGGCGTTCATAAACTTATCGCATACGGCTTTGAAAATCTCATAGTCGGAACAGAGCTGGAGCTTGGCTTCCTGCGTGTCGATGAGCGCGGAGACCGCCTTGTCGAAGCTGTCAAACGACTGCGTGAGGTTGTTGCTGGTGGTCTTGATTTTCTTGTGGACGAGTTTGTACTTCTCCATCAGATCGACAGCCTCTTCAAAATAGGCGTTGGATATTGATGTGATGAGGTACGACATACTGACACGACGGGCGACGACTTTGTCCGCACCTGTCTCGATGAACTCACGGAACAGGGGGTCTGCCTCCATAGCGGCGCGGATTCGCTGCCCCTTTTCGTAGGCTTCCTTCGCCTCGTTCAAAATCTGTTTGATTGGTTTCATAGGTCTAATGATGTCTGTTTGTCGGCCTGCGCTTTCCGTTTCTCCGTCTCGGACTCTTTTATTGAGGCGAGCCGCTCGTTCATCTGCTTCAGCTCAAGTCCCTCTTCAAGCCACTTGATGAATGTGTCACGCCCAACCTTGCGGTAGATGGGTTTGTATCGGATGTCGATAAGGTCGCACGGCTCGCCTGGCTCGATAGCCTTGTTCCGTCCGGCCTTGTGCGCCTCATAGCTGCACTCGAATATGTCCTTGCCCTCCTTGTTGACGATGATGTACTCAACGCCACGGATACGCATCTGCCCTTGGTATCTCACAACCGAGAATGGGGAATTTGCCCAGTACTCCTCCGTCATAAGAATGGGGGTGTGTTCTTTTGTTTCCATTATCTTGCTCATATTATCTGCTTGGGTTTGAATGTTGTCGGGTTGTAGTATTGCTCTATTGGGTCGTAGCCCTTGCGTCCTGGCGTGAAGGCTTTCTTGAGACCCATCCGCTTGGCTTTCCATTGGATTGCGTTCTCTTTCCGCCCAAGGTAGGCCGACAGCTCTTTTGCGCTGTGGGTGGGGTAATACTCTCGGAGAAACTCTTCTTGGTTGTGCGTCCACGTGTCGTGCCGACCCTTGCGGTGCGTCCACGCCTTGACGAGGCGTTTCCTGCCGTCAAGCGTCTGTATCGTCATTCTCCGCCTCTTGTGCTTGTAGCTGCTGACGGTGACACCGAGTTTTTTCGCCATCCACTCGTCGGACTTCGTGCGCCAGTAGTTGCGTATGAACTGCAGCTCATCCTCCGTCCACTTGTGGCCTTTCTTTATGCCGATGGCCACAGCGTCGGGGCGATGGAGTCCGAGCTGCCTGCGCTTCTGCCGGATGCCGTGGACACCGCGCCCCATTATGGCGGCAATCTGCTCGTCGCTCTTCTTTTGCTTGAAGAGGATGCGGAGGTGCTCCAGTTCCGTGTCCGTGTATCTGGGTCTGCTGTTCATAAGACTACCTTTTCGTCGTTGGGTGTCCGCACTTCACGACATAGGTGTCGCGTATCTCGTTCCTCACCAGTCCGCAGAAGTGGGGGCAGTCGATGCAGTTCTGCTGCTGCCCGCCATTCTCGCAGCTCGCGGTGACTACGACGGTGACGGTCTTGTCTGTCATTGCTCCGCTCCTTTCTCCTGCTGCTGGACAGGCATCGGCGGCGCATCGACACGCCTGTTGCGTACCGTGCCGGAGTTGATGATGCGTTCCACCTCTTTGAGGTCTGCGCTGTTCTGGATGATAATGTTCGAGATACGGAGGACGTACCACACCTTGTTGGTCTTGGTGTCCACGAGGTTAATGAGAGCGCGGTCGCCGTGCTTCTCGATGAGTTCCTTGCGGAGACGTTCAATCTTGCTTTGTGTCATTTTGATTATTGGTTTGTTTGTTGGTATTTTGAGGGTCTATGCCGTGCTTTACTTCAAGTTCATCCACAGCATCAGAAACTTCCTTTAATGCCTCAATAAGTTCCTCGTATTTATAAGTCAGTATTACAGAGATTGAGGACGCAATGAGACCAAGTATAACAAGAAAGAGTTCGCGCCTGCTGCCGTTTGCATATCCAGCACTTACGGCGGCGGAGAAAACCACAACCGCAATGTACGATACTCCTCTGCAAAACATCAGACTGCGCCGTGTCATTTCGATTCTCCTTTCGTTAATTCGGGGTTGTCGTAGATGTTGCCGATGACAGACAATCCTTCATCTATACCGCTATTGTTTGGCATAATATGCCAGTTGTCAACAACGTGACCATCTTTCCCTTTAATGGTGATGAATATCCTGTTCTCCATCCAAGTAACAATTCCGTTTGTACAGTGACGACCTTGACTCCAGCAGTCAACAATATCACCCTCAAAAATCTGTTTGCCGTCTTTGTCCTTTACACCGATGTACTGGCCGACTGTTTCGGGGTCTATTGGCTGCTTGGAGAATGGGGTGTCGTGGATGTGCGGCACACGACTGGTGGCGTGGAGTTCGCCATATACCCACGTCCCATCGGGCAGAATCTCGCCGAGTATCGGCTTGGCTGGTCTCTTGACCTTGGCTCTGAATATGATGTCCCTCATTGCTTACCCCCTTTCTTTTCGAGTTCCGCAATGAGTGCATCGGCGAGGACGACAGTCTTTTCCGCTGCTTTCTGCGGAATATGGTCGTAGTCCTGGCGAGTGTGAGCGTTTCTGATGCAATGAGTGATCACGGTGGAGTAGATGGTTCTCGCCACCTCGAAGCGTCTGCGCTCACGTGAATGACGCTCCCTTTCCTTTCTGCTATACCTTATGAAAAACATAGTGACTATTGATTTTGATTGTTGATTGCTTGTTTATCGGCCTTGGGGTCTACGACGTACATAAGACAGCTGACTTTGAAATTTCCGTCCTCCATCCTCTCTGCCTCAAACTTGACCAGCTTGTTTTCGATAAGCCCCTTGGCTATGCTTTCGAGGAACCACCGCTCCTCAATCTTCGTGACATCTTCGGCCGACATCCTTGCTCTCGCAAACTCAAAAGCTGGCACGATTCTCGAAAGCCCCAAACATTTGAGGAGTTGCGGGTTTTCTCTTAGGCTCTCAAAAACCTCGATGGTGTTCGCTTTCATTCCACACCTCCTTTCTTGACTGGTTTATAGAACGACTGAATATCCACCTTCGCAGTCCACTCTTTCGGCCACTCTCTGTACGCCTCGCCATCTATAGTATGGCCGTTGGCTTCCTTGCTTCTACGGATGCCGTCCTCGCCGAATGTACCCCACTGCTTGAAGAAAAAGGGTACACCCTGCTCGTTGCACTGACGTTTGATGTTCAGCACCCACTCTTTCTCCATCGGTCGGGCTTGGTTGCCACTCTCGCCGCCCACTATCACCCAATCAATATTGAAGAGGTTGAGGTCTTTGAGGTCGGAGAGCAGCGGCTCGCAGGACAGAAAGCGGACTGTGGCGGTCTTGATTTCAGCGAGCCAGGGGATGCGCCGGACAGCAAGCTGATTCTCCACGGTGGTGCCTATCCACACGTTTGAAGGTATGTTGACCCTCTCGTGGTTGAAACAGAAGTATTCGTACATCCTCTCCGTCCTCTTGGTGAGCAGCTGGAAAGTGTGCTGCGGACACTCTCTAATAACCTGCATCACCTTGTCGATAAACTCATCCGGCACGTCCTTGTGGAAGAGGTCGGACATTGAGCATACAAAGAACATACTCGGCTCTTTGATTTTCTTCGGCTCTTTGAGGGCTTCGGGGTGCAGCGTCAGCTCGAAGGCGTTGGCATAGCGTTTCTGCCCCATTCCCTGCAGCCGTTTCGCCATCACCTCGGCGTAGCAATGCTGGCACCCTGCGGAGTATTTGGTGCATCCCGTGACAGGGTTCCACGTGCGGTTAGTCCAGGCTATTGATGTCTTGCTCATTCCTTACCTCCTTCCTCTTTCACGTCAATCACATCATCCTCCTCGAAGCTGTAGGAGTTGGGCTTGTTGACCTCATTGAGAGCCGCTCTGACGGCTGCATCCTCATCTTCTGCATCGACACGGACGCAGACGCGCTTCATCAATTCAATAACGTATTCCATCGGTTTCCTCCTTTCAAGATAATTGCTTGATGGTTTTCATTGCAGCTTTCACTTCCTCAATATGCTCATCGGCATATCTGTCAAACTCACCTTCGCCGCCGAAGATTTCGTCCAGCCTTGCGGACACCATCCCGAAAGGATTGAGCCACGAATCGTTCTTCACAATCTCTTCAGGCTCATAGAGGGCAATAAGGTGGTTGTTTCTTCCGAAGTGCGCCACCATTGCGACGTATGCAGTCCGCTTGTCTGCGGCTTCCAACGAGTAGCGTGAACTCATTGCGCCGTACTCGAATGTTATCTTGTTCAGATGGGCGGAAACGTCTTGAATACTGAGGGCAATTCCGTCAAGTATGCCATACATCAGCTCGGGTTCAATTCTCTCGCCTGGGTGAATGTAGGCGATAACTTTCTTCCCTGCGCCCTTCATCCATCCGGCTTCAAGGTGTGCGCTTCTGCCGCAGGGCAAGCAGAGGATGCAGACATCGGCTTCTTTCATAGCGTCGAAATCGCGGTTCATTCCGAACTGGGCGTACTCGCTTTCAAGGTTCTCGCGGTACTGCTCCATCGTCCAACCCTGCCAGTTCTCATCCATATTGCTCCACTTGAACCCTGCCTCACCGTTGGGGTGCTTGAAGTCATAGACCTCGTGGCCCATCAGTCGGAGTTCGTTGACCAATGCCTGCTGGTGTTCGTTGCGCCAGCTGCTGGCGACATAAACCTTCTTTTTCATTTCTTGCCTCCTTTCAGTTTTTTGATGGCTGTTTCAATACTTTTCTCTACCTCAATGACATCGGCATCGTCTTTCTTCGTGGCTATACGAAGGAGGGTGTTCATAGAAGCATACTCATCGCGGAGCAGCTTGCGCACGGCTTCCTCGCTGAAATAGGCGGTGTCGCTGTCGTTGATTTTGTCCTTGCACCACGTCACCTCGTCGAGGGTGTCGAAGTTGCAGTTCTCGCAGTCTTGTCCGCAGCAGTCGCCGCAGGTCTGCAGGTAGATTGTGTCGGGTGTTTTCATCTTGATAATGTTTTTATATGGTTTATATTCTGTGGAAAAGGTCAATAATATCGTAGTTGTAAACGAGCAGTTCCTGCTTCCGCCTTAATGTCGTGCGGCAGTTATTCGCTACCGTCATCACTGAATCGATTGCGACAACATTCCATCTGAATTTGTCTACCGCCTCACGCAGTTGGTCGTTCCAGAAGTGCGACAGAATGAACTTGCCTTTCACCATCGAGAGGGTTGTCAACAGAATGTTAAATTCTTCGGTCGTGAAACCTTTGTAATGCTGTTGCTGACAACCGACATAGGGAGGGTCGAGATAGAAGAATGTGTCGGCCGTGTCTCTCTGCTCTATGACCGTCACGGCATCCCTGCAGGAGATTTGAACAGTTGCGAGCCTGTCACGAATCGCTTGGGTGAATGATGAGCGTTTAGCCTCAAGCATCCGAGGCGTGGATGCGGCATTATCCCACTTCCATCCGCAGTTAGGCGATGCCGAGTATGACATATTGCACATTACCCACACAGACCAGGCGATTTCCAAGTCAGAAACATCTGCCGCCTTGTGTTCGCCGCGTCCGTAGAAGATACGGCGCGCACGGAGCCACTCGGCCTCCGAGCACAATGTCCGCTGAACGAGCTGCTGAAGAGCATCGAAGTTTTCAACCACCTGGCGATAAAATGTCATCAAGCGTTCATCGTGGTCGTTGATAACCTCAACCTTTGACGGGCTTTTGCCAAAGAATACTGCTCCGCCTCCAAAGTACGGCTCACAATACAGCTTGTGCGTAGGCATCATACTCAATATTTGCCTGCACAGCCTCTGCTTGCCTCCATAGTATGTTATCGGGGTTTTCATTTTACTCTGCTTCCAAGTTTGATAATGAATACTTGCTTGTCGGTAGGTGCGCCCCATTCAGCGTTGCCTTTGCCGATAGCAATACCCAAAACCTCAAAGGTCATACGTCGGGAGTTGTCGCTTTTCTTCGGATAGCCCTTTGTGAGGGTGGCGAGGGCGAAATTTCTATATATCAGTATGCCGTTGCCGATGTGCTGCTGCATCATATCCAGATTTGCGGAATAGATTTCAGCCTCTGTCTTTTTCAGCCTGACATATTTACCACTCTCGCTCTTGAAAAGGAGCAGCATCTGAATGTAATGCGGTGTTATGTCGCGATACTCTTCGGGCTTCACTCCGCTCGCAATCATATCGTACCATTTGGCGAAGAGGGGGAAATATAGTATCTTCATCACGCTACCTCCTCCAGCTTTTCTGCCAGTGCCTCGCAGAGGACACGACTTTGATTGACCTCGACGGCATTGCCGATGAACTTTTTCTGCTCGCCCTGGGTGCCGACGAGGGTGTAGTCGGCAGGGAAGCCCATAATGGCCTTGAGTTCGGACACCTTGAGCATACGCATCTTGATGTCGATGATGTTGTACATAGCCATAAACTCCTTAATCTTGCGAGTCGCGGGGCTGTCGGTTTCGTAGACCTCGATACCTACGCCCTTTTCCGTCTGGATGATGTAGGGCGGCACTTTGTCCATTCGTGCCACGAGGGTGAAACAAGGCTTCTCGATAGAGCTGCCTTCGGACTTGTAGGAAGGATTGTAGAGGAAGGCCGTGACGAGCTTTTGCTTGGGCGATGGCATAACGGTCGGGCACACGCTGTCAAGGCTGCTGCCGTTGCCGCTGTTGCCGTACTCGTTGGCGAAGAATGACAGCTTGGCGAAACGGTCGTGGGTCGGCACCGTCGGTGCAGGTTTGTCAATGGGGACAACCTGGCCGTTGCCGTAATAGGTCAAAAGGGCGTGGTGGTCGATACAAGTGATTGCTCCTGCGGGCTTGTCAATGCTGGAGTTCTTGCTATATGGGTCGCCGCTGAACTGCTTCGACAGAAAGTGCGCCTTTGCCACCCCGAGGCGGTTCTGCGTAGGAACTACAGGGCAGGGTTTGTCTATGGACGGTGCGTCATACCTTCCGTTTTTTCCCATACTATTCCACTTGACAAGGAAAGCATCCTTGCCGCCAGCGACAAACTTGACAAGTCCTGCATAGATGCGGTTCAGTGTAGCTTCTACAAGGGGTTTCTTTCTGAGGAAGATACTCTCGCCGTCGTCTTCAAGGTCGAGGACATCACGAACAGCCTTGTAGCGGTGCAGACCCTCACCGAAGAGATTGTCGGCACTCGCGCCGTCCTCTGAATAGGTGGGTATGGGGAAGGCGTGAGGCAGTCCATTCTTGGCGAACTGCCCGAAGAAACGCTTGCGGCTCGTGTATGCGCCGTAGTCGGCGGCGTTGAGGATATGCCACACGTATGTGTAGCCGTAGGACTGCACACGGTTGCACCAGCGGACGTAGTCCGTTCCGCTGAGCTTGCTGATGGGCTTGCCGTTCTCGTCCACCTCGCCCCAGGACATAAACTCCTCGACATTCTCAATTTGGATGAAGTCGGGGTCGATGGCCTCGATGTAGCGGAAAAGGTGGTTGGCGAGGGTGCGGCTGTCCGCGTCACGGGGCTGTCCGCCCTTGGCTCTGCTGAAATTGGTACATTCGAGGGAAGCCCACAGCACCACCTTGGCTTCGGGGTATTCGTGCCGTGCGTTCCTCACGATCTGAGCGAGGGGTTCCATCTCCAGCGTCCTGATGTCCTCGGTGAAGTGGTGGGTTTCGGGGTGGTTTGCCGCGTGTGACTTGATGGCGTTGGGGTCGTGGTTGACGCAGGCGACGACGTGGGCGCATTTCTCGCCGTGCAGCGTGGCCTGCTCCACTCCCGTGCTTGTGCCTCCTGCGCCGCAGAACAAGTCCACGTAAAGCAGTCTGATGTTGTCTTTTCTGTTCATCTTGTAGGGGGATTTATGTTTTCTATCTGTATATTCCGAGTTCTTTTTTATACTTCCTTGTGTATTGCTCTGATGTCAGCGACTTCATCCGCTGCACGGGCGAGCATTGGCGGTTCATTATGAAAGTGCCGAGGTGGAGGATGCGATTGTCGTCGTGAGCCGGATAGCACAGGAACACGCCGCCGTCGAACCAGATGTAGGACGTGTTGTCGGTTGGGTCGTGCTGCACGTCGTTGACGTGAAGGCCGTCGAGGATGTACAGCCGTGCCTGCTCAATGCTGCCGTCGTACCTGCTGCGCTCCACGAAGCGGCGTATGGCGTGGGCGTGAATGATGAAAATCTTGTCGCCCTCCTTTTTGGACTGCACATAGCCAGCGAAGCTCTCGCCCTCCTTGCCGTCAAGGACGATGAATGTGCAAAAGTAGAAGCCTTTGGGCGTGAACACGAAATTGTAGAGGACGGGTACCTTGTCGGGAGCAGGGGTGTTCACACGGTGCCAGACGGTGCGCTTGCCGGACTTGTAAGCCTTGCGAATCCTCTCGCTTCTGACGGTCACTTCCCCGTACTCGAAAGCGATAACCAATGCCCTGTAGAGTTGTTCGTATGTTGCTAATTCATTCATTGCGTGGGTTGTTTCTTCTGTTCAAAGTCTTTGCAAATCCTTTCGTGGTCGTTGAATAGTTTTGAGAGGTTTCCGTACTTGTCGATATGGTGTCCTTTCTTGCAGCAGGAGAGGAAGAAGGTGTGGTCTGACATTCTGAACGACTGCCCCTCGGTGTCGCGGATTTCGTTCTCGCAGTCGCAACACTTTACGGGCTTGGCCTTGCTGTTGGACTGCTGGGTCGTGGTCTTTGTTTTCGCTGCGCTCATTGGTCGGTGTCCTTTTCGGTTGTCAGTAGTTTGATGGCGAGGCCGCAAGCCATACTGCGCCGTGTGCCGAGGTATATGCTGCGGAGTTCGGCGAGCTGCTGGAGCATTTCCTCCCTGCTCATCTGCTCTTCGGCCGTGCGCAGGCGGTAGGGTTCGTATGCAGGGCATTTGGCTATAATCTCGTCGGGTGTCATAGTCATTCTCCTTTGGCTTCCGCCGTCCTCTGGTTTTTGTTGATGATTTCCACGACAGCCTTCTCGCGCTGGGACAGCTCAATCTTCACAGTCTCCTCGCCAGGTCTGCCCTCGTCCTTGATGTCACGGGCGCGTCTCTCTGCGTCCATCTTGACGGCGGTGGCGGTGTCCGAGAGCAGGAAACCCGCGCCGAACAAGCCGTTCTTGCCAGGCATATTGTCAAGCCTGCGGACGTAGCAGCAGGAATGGCTTGGGATTTCAAAGTCCACGCCTCTCGCCGCAATCTTACCCATCGTGGCGCAGGTGATGATGCTGTCGGGATATTCATACTTGGTGTATTTCTTTTGGTCTCTCGCCTGTGCGTCGATGATGCGGCGGTAGAGGCTTCCGCTCACTATCACGCGCTTTTCCGGCACGAGGTTGGTGGTGAACGAGGTGCGCACGACCGCTCCGTTCTCGTAGGTCACTTCCGCCATACAGATGACATAGCAGACCTCGGCACCCATCACCGTCTGCGTGAGCGCAGGGGCGAAGAGAAAGAAGTCGATGTGGTGGGCGAGGAAGAAACGGACTATCTTGGCATAGATGGAGAAAGGCGGATTGTCCACGACGATGCAGCCTTTCGGGTAGTGGTGTCTCTCATAGTCGCCGCCAGGCCAGAACGGGCGCACGATTTCCCTGCCCGCCAGGTCTGTCAGCTCGCCGACGAACTTCAGCACCTCGTCGTAGACAGGCTGCGGAGTATAGCAGTCGTCCGTGGTCTTTTTCGGCTCGAACTTCTCGACGAAGCCCTCGTAGTCCGTCAGTTTGGTCTGTATAGCGTTTGGCATTGCTTAATTGTCGTTTTCTTGGGTGAACAGTTTGAGTTGGTTGGGGTCTTCGACTTCGATGGGAGGGTTGTCCTCTGTGCGTATGGTCTCGTAGTAGGCCGCGAGGTTCTGCGCCGCCCATCGAAGCTGCTTGACCGCGATGCGGATGTATTCCGCTTTTCTGTAGTCCGTTTCCATCTGTCGTTGCCGTTGGGGTTAGAAGGGGAGGTCTCCGTTTGGATCATCCGGCATTGTCACGGGTGCGGCCTGTGGCCCGCCGTTGGGTCTTGTGGCTGTCGGCTGCTGGTATGCTTGAGCCTGCGGCGGCTGGTACTGGGCTGTGCCTCCCTGCGCCATAGGCACACAGCTGATGCAGCGGTTCTCGGTGTACCACTTCTCGTTGTACTCACGGCTTTCGGGGGCGAAAGTCACCTGCACAGGCATCCCCTGCGGTATGTTGGAGACCATAGCCACCTTGTCGGCACCGAACAGCGAGAAGGCAGCCTTGCGGGGGTACTCCTCGCCGTATTCAATCACGAATCCGCCGCGCACCCAGTGACCGCGCTGGCTGTCACCCTCTGCCGTCGGGAGGGCTTTCTCAAATTTTCCGTTAATAATCAATGACATAATCGTTATTGTTTTTGTTGGTTAGTAATTCGGTTCAATATGGGACTTCCTCGTCCGTTTCGTTGTCGAAGATGTCCTCTTCGGCCTGCCCGTTCTGCTCGTCGAAGGTGAGCCGTGCGGCATCGAAAGCGGCTTGCTCTGCATCGGTGCGAGCCTTGAAGAGCTTGTTCTCGTTATCCCACTCCACCTCTTCGAGCTGGTTCATCCTGTACGGCACATATCTGCCGTTGTTGAGGTTGTACTTGAAATAGACCGTACCCTTGCGGCCGAGGTGCTTGAAACGGACTTTCAGAATGTTCACCTCGACACACACCTCTTCGGGTTCAAAGTGACGGAAAACAGATATCCCTATGTCCGCCTTGTTGTTGAAGTTCGCCGAGCCGCTGATGTCGTAGAGGTCGGGAGGGTTGTAGATGCCCTCCTTGTTCTTCTGCAGCTTCGTGGGGTGCGCCACGAGGAAGATGAGCAGGTCGTTGCGCTTGGCGAAGGTCTTGAGCTTCGAGAGCAGCTTGCTCACAAAGTCCGTCTCGCTTCTGCCTCGGTCGTCCTCCAGGTAGTTGTAGGGGTCGATGATGAGTCCCTTGATGCCGTTCCTGCGGACGAGGGTGCGAGCCTTTTCGAGGATGGTGTCCGTCTCGAAATCGTCGGGGGGGTTGATGAAGAAGAAATTGTCGTTGAGGTGACGCTTGGCGCAGTCGTACTCGTTGCGCTGCATCGTGTTTTTGCCGTATGGCTTGCCGACGAACTTCTCTATGAGCTTGGAGGTGTGGAACTCCAGCGGCTCGTTCTCCGGCGAGAAATAGGCGAACTTCCACCCGTAGCGCAGGTTCAGCAGATAGACAATCTCGTCGAGGAACTCGCTCTTTCCGTGGTTGGGGATGCCCGTGATGACGGCGAGCATCTTGGTCTTGAAGGAGCAGTACTCGTCGAAATTCGGGTGTCCGATGGTCTCGCCTTTCTTCAGTCCCTGTTCAAACAGAGCGTCGAGCCTGTCCTCGAAGTCCGCCACCGTGAACACACCCTCGACGGGTACCTCTCGTGCTTTGGAGATGCACTCGCGGAGACTTTCCGCGCCATATTTCTGAAGGTGGTCGTTGGCATCCTTGCAGCCGTCGCCATACTCGACGACACGGCAGCGGTCTACACCGAAGCGGCGGAGCAGCTCGTCACGCAGGACAACGCCCTGCGTGTCGCTGTCGCTGGCGACAAATATGACTTTCTTGTCCTCGAAATACTCTTCCATATAGTAGTCGAGCCATTCAAGGTTGTTGTTGGCACCTGCAGGAACGCTCACCACGCTGCGGAAACCGACCTCGTAGAACGAAAGGGCATCCATCTCGCCCTCTGTGATGATGCAGGTGTCCTCGCCCTTGATTGCGTCGATGTTGTAGGGGAGCAGCTCGGCACCCGTCACCAGTTTGAAGTACTTGTTGCCTGTGCGGAACTTGGTGTTGACAAGCTCGCCGTTGTGGTAGTAGTTGAACTGCACCGTGTTCCACTCCTTGCCGTCCTGGGGCATCCTCTCCATCCCCTCGGTGACTTTCAAATCCTCAAGGGTCTGCTGGCTGATACCTCGCCCAGCCATATACTTGAGCAGCTTTTCGCTGAACGGCGATGTCTTGCGCGGCTTCGGCTTGCGGTACTCTTTCTTCTGCCGCTTTATGGGGTTGGCGTTGAAGTAAGCCTTGCGATGCTGTTCGCGGCGTTCCTGCTTTTCCCACTCGTCCTCCTCTGCCACGCATCCAGCCCAATCGCAGTGATGGCACTTGAACTCGCCTGTGGCGAGGTTGCAGGAGAGCGACTTGTCTTTGGGGTTGCCGCGCGAGTCCCTGCAGTTGGGGCAGGTGGTCTTATAGTTGCCCGACGTGCGACCGTAGGGTACTTCTATGCCGTATTTATGCCAGTTGTTGTACATTGCTCAAGGTGTTAAAGTATCATCCATTGTTGTTCGGAGTTCACCCAGACGTGCTTGACCGACGGACGGGGCGGCGCGTCGTTTGGTACGGTGAACTTGCCTGTGCCGTATGTCCTGCGACCGCTCTCGTCAATCCACTCCTCGCAGCCCAGGCGGATGCCGTTGCTTGCGGCCTGCTCTTTCTGCTGCTTGGAGGCGACCCTTTTCTCCGCCCACATAATGAAGTGCTGACGGTAGTCGCGGCGTGAGGTGTACACGCTGCCGTTGAGCTTCTGCTTGTCGTGGTACTCGTCGAGCAGCTTGACAACCTCCTCTGCCGACAGCTTCAGCAGCCGCTGTGCGCGGATGGCGTTCTCGGTCTGTCCGGCAAGCTCTGCGCGGTACTCGGCGTGGAAGGTGTCGGACTGGTCGCCCTGTCCTGCCTGTGGAGTCGCCTGACCTGTTGGAGTGGCGAACTCCCCCTCACGCACGCGCACACGCGCGTCGTCGGAGTATTTCTTTTCTTCTTTACCTTCTACTACATCTTCTCTTCTTGTTTGTTGTTGGGTGGCGTGTTGCTCCGCTTGTTGGTCTGCTTGCTGTTCTGCGTGTTGCTCCGCTTGTTGTTCCGTTTGTTGAACTACCTTTGTATTTTGTTGGTAAATATCATAATTGCAAATAGTTATTATAGTATATTGGTTTGTTGATATGCTTGTTATTTCGCCAGTTGATTCAAGTTTTGCCTTTGCCGTGCGTACCGACTGGACTGACAGCCCCGACTCAACGCTCATTGTCTCAAGGCTTGACAGAAAAGACCCACGCTTCACCTCGATGCCCCTCCACTTTCCGTTCTTATTGTTCGCTTTCAACTGGCAATATTGGAAGAAGTGGGCTGTGTTCACATCCCTAAACCACTCCCAATCAAGTGTCTTTCTGTATGATTTTATCCAGCCGTCGTTCATTGTGCCTGGTTCTCTTTTATGGCGTTCAACAATTCACTGCGAAAGGCGATGAGCTTGCCGCTTCCCATCTGCCGGACAGCGTCGCCGAGCACACCCTCACGGCGCAGCCTGTACATTGTGGAGCGGTCAACGTGTATAGCCTTGGCGATGGCATCACCGCCAACCAGTACCTCGCTCTCCTGCGGCTCTCCATCCCTCTCGGCGAGGTGGCACAGGATATCGCCCACGGCTTTCTCTGCGGCGCGTTCTGCCGCTTCTGACACGAGGGCGTAGAGTTCGCCAGCCGTCATCGTGACAAGCATCCTTTCGTCCCGCTCCCTGGGTATCATTGCTGCTCCTTTCTTGGAATTATCACTCCGTTGTTCTGGAGTACGAGGATGACGGTTCCGTAGCCGCACTCGACCTTGTCAGCGATGTAGTTGTATAGGTCGGTGGCGCGTTCATAGTTACCCTTCAGACTGCTGTGCAGCTTGAGGATTTTAGCGTCACGCTTCTCACGCTTTCGCTGTGCAGGGGATTTCACTTTCTTCTTTGTCATAATTGTTTTCTGTTGATATGGTTTATTTGCCTATGGTGGCGAGGATGGCGGTGCGGAGGTGCTGGTTCCGCGCATCCCATTGGAAGTTCTGAAGCATCCAGTTACGGTAGCCGAGGGGGATGTCCGCCACTTTCTCGCCCTTGTACTTGCCGAAAGGCATAAGCATCGTGGGAACGGCGAGGCCAGCCTCGAGGTTCAGTACGTCCTGCTTGTGGATGCTGCCGATGTCCTCGATTGGGATGCCGGAGAGCAGCCGCCCGTCGGTGCCGTACATACGCCAGATGCGACCCTTCTCGAAGTGGATGTCCTCGACCCTCCCGAAACGCTCCACGTTGCCGCCCAGGTCAACAATGAGAGCGTCACGCTTGCCGTCCTCGATACGTGTAGCCCTCCCGATGATCTGATAGTAGAGGGCGATGCTCGCCGTGGATATGCCGAGGACGATGCAGTCGATACCCGTGTAGTCGAAGCCAGTCGAGAGGACGCGGACGTTGAAGAGGACACGGGTCTTTCCGGCACGGAAGTCGGCGACCGCCTGCGCCCTTTCCGCCTTGTTCTGCTCGCCGTAGATTACGTCCGAGTTCTCGTAGCGTCCTGCGAGTTCTATGGCATCGTCAACGCTCGGAACAAAGGAGAGGATGTGCTTTCTCTCTGGGTGGCTGTCGAGGGTGTCGATAATGCCCTGCAATCCGCCGTTGGCGTTGAAGGCTCTCTGCACACTCTCCTCGGTGTACTCGCTCTTGCTGCTGTTGAACTGGAGCAGGGAGCCATCGAAGCCGCCCACGTCGTAGGTCAGCGGCGACCAGTAGCCCATCTGCACCATTTCCTGCACCTGCCCCACGTGGATAATCTCCTTGAAGAAATTGCCCTTCTTGCTGCGGCTCGTCAGCATTACGAGCTTGCTGTACGTCCTGCCGTCCATATCGGTGTTCTGTTGCAGCTTGACGGGCGTGGCGGTGATGCCGAGGACGTGGGTGATGCCGCTGTCCTTGAGGAAGCGGCCGAGCATACTGTTGGCCTCACGGGGGTAGAGGTGAGCCTCGTCGATGAGCATTTTCGTGAAACCCATACGCTTGAACTCCTCACCGAGATTCTTGATGCTGCCGATGGTGGCGTAGGTGATGTGGTTGACCTCTTTCTTGTTGAACGATGCGGAGTAGATGCCCGCGTTGGCCATAAAGCCGCAAAGGTTGAGGTACTTGGTGTAGTTCTGCTCCAGCAGCTCCTTGGACGGCTGCAGTACAATCATCCTGTCCTCGCTGTTGGCGGCGACGAAAGCCGTCAGAATGGACTTGCCCCAGGCTGTAGGCAGCACGATGAGCGACGGCTTCGGGCTTTTCTGTCTGAAAAACTCGATGGCCTTGCGCACTGGCTCTTCTTGGTTGGGTCGTAGGGTTATCATTTTGTTTTGACTGATTTTGTTTTCATCTTACTTTAGAGGGTCTTCGGGAGTCGAACCCAAACGGTCTCAACCGCGTTGCCAGACAGACCCTGCCAGCCTTGGGAGGGCGGTCGTCGAAGACCGCCCCTTTAATGGCCTAATGCTTAATAAATGCGGCACACGGACGGACTGGCAAGGAGTGGTACTTGACGTAGTAGGTGTTGATGTACCCATCACTGAAATGCACGTACCAAGCGGTGTTCGAGTTGTACTCGGTGGAACTCCAGTAGTAACCATCAAGCTCGTCGCCATCAATCTCTTTGAGCTTGGCATTGATTTCGTCCTTGTAGGCGGTGATGAGGTACATTTCGTGCTTGTCGAAGGTGCGCTTGCCGACCTCTTCAAGGCGAGCCATCGCCTTTTTCCACTCGAACTCTTCCCCGTTGTCGATGTTGTGCGCCTCGATGAAGATGTCCACGTCGCCGACGCACAGGCGGACACCCTTCTCGCCGTTCTGCTCGGCGATGCTGACGATGGGAGTGGCCTCGCCGGACGGTGCAGGCTGCGACGGCTGCGACTGCTGCTCGTCGTTCTCGTCAGCCCAATCGCGGCCATACATCTGCGCCATCATTTCGTTGGCGGCTTGGACGGAATTGTATGCCACGCTCTCGGTGAGGATGGTGTTCTTGAGATAGATTGCCTTGGCTATCTCATTGCGTTCAATTATTCTTTTGGTGTTCATTTCTTGCGGTTTTTGAAATTGAAATTTTTGAGTTTGGTCTTGTTGCCGCTCATCCAGTTGGCGCGGTAGGCTCTGGTCTTTCTGCGGTGGGCGTTTTTCACGCCGTGAGCCATCGGGCTGATGCCGACAGGCACGGACGGGGTGTTGGGGAAAACTGAAGGTATCATTCTGCTTTTTTTTTGGTGATTATTTCAGTAAGAATCTGCGAGAGCCTGGCACGGTCTTGGCGTACTTCTGCCACTCGTCGGGGTTGGCTTCCTTGAAGGCTTTCTCGTCCAGCTTGACGCTGTCCTTGGCGGCTTTCCAAGTGGCGAGGGTTGCGCCGTCGTAGGCGATGGCCTCAGCGTCGCCGAAGCACATCTTCATTTTGTCCTCAAGCTCGGTTTTCTGCTCTTCGAGGGTGGAGAGCTGCTCTTTGACCTCCTTGAGCTGATGGTATGCGTCGAGGATTTCGTCGCTGACCTCTACCACCTTGCCGCCGACGTGCTTGGAGTATTTCGTCACAATGTCGCGGACGTTCACGGGGTCGGGTTCAATCATCTGCCGGACATTGACCGTCCAGAACTTTGTGACAGCCTCGACGAGCATATCGTAGAAGCTGGGGACGAACTCGACATCGGCATAGCCGAACTCGAAGCCGTGACCGAGCCACGCAATAGATCCGTGGGAGTAGCCAGCCACGCCGAGGTTCATCTGCACCTGGCAGAACCACCACTTGGGGAGGTCGTTGGGGTCTACCACCATATTGGTTGTCTTGCACTCAAGGATGCCCTTGTTGTCGTCGTTGCGGACGGCTTCGGGCAGCCAGAAGGTGCGGTCGGGGGAGACGCGCAGGAAGTCCTTCTCTCTGTCGATGAAGAGGAAGTCCACCGCGCTTGCGGCTATCACCTCGCGTCCTGTCTCGTGCGCCCACCATTGGGCGACTGCGTCCTCGCAGTAGTGACCGCGACGCATAGCGGCGTTCTCTTCTTTCGGGGGGTCGATGCCGACCTTGCGCCGCCACAGCTCAAGGGGTGTCTCGTAGGGGTTAAGGCCAACGACGGTGGCAACCTCGCTGGCACCTATGCCAGCCTTGCGAGCTTCGAGCCACTGCTCGCGATTGTCGAATTTTACTCTGTTGCGTTCCATTTTACTATAGGGGTTAGGGGTTAATTACTTGGTGATTTCGCCAGTCTCGGTGTCCACTTTCTCTTCAGCTGCCGCTTCGGGTGCCTTGGGCTGCTCGGCGTTCTTTTTGCCTTTGCCCTTGTCCTTGCCGCCCGTGGCTGCTGCCATAGCCTCTTCCGCTTTGCGCTGCGCCTCTTCGACTGCCGCCGTAGCCGCTGCCGCCTGCTGCTCGCTCTGCGTCTTTGCGCCCTCGCCGAAGGTGTCCTTCACGGTCGTGCTGCCCTCTTTGATGGCGACAGCCAGTCCGCGCAGGTAGTCGGCTTGTTCCTCGGTGATTTTGTCGGCACTTGCCACGCCGATATGGGCAAGAACCTGCTGGCGCGTCACGCCTACACTCTCGAACCATTTCAGCATATTGGCGACACGCTGTTCAAGGGAGAGAGCGTTGCCCTTTGCGACCTGCCGTATCTCGGCGACAATGCGGTGGGTGACTGCCGACGGCACGACCTTAAGCAGGGCGTTGCGGAACGCGATGGATGCGGCGGCGTTGCCAGTGACAACCTGCATATCCTCGTTGAATGTGCGTCCGTTTCTGTCGGTGATTCTGCGCTTGACCTCGACACTTGCAGCGAAGTTGGTTTCAAGGTCGTGGGCGATACCCTGCGCCGTGATGAACTTGCCATCGTTGCCGATGATGCGAGCCTGTACGCGGAGGTTGCCCCACGCGCAGCCGATAATCTCGGCGAGCCGGACACTCGGACCCTCGATGAATGTGTCACCGCGCTTGAGTGCGTAGAAGCAATTCTCGGCGGTCTCGTTGTCGATAGTGGCGAGCTGCTTGATGCGCTTGAGCGACTGCTCGACGTCACGCGGATAGGCTTTCGCCGTGGAGACTTGGATGTCCACCTCGCTCTTGTTGATGGCGGACAGCATTTCAGCCTGGTTGATTACTTGAATTTCCATTTTGATAGGGGTTTAAGTTATTATTAAATGATTTCGTACTCTGCGTCCGGGTCTATGGCTCTGACCGCCTCGCTGACCTGCCAACGGAGGTCGTCGGGGTCTGCCACCGCACACCTGCCCATATCATCATCCCAGTCCTCATCGTACTGGCACTCGACCTTTATGTCGGTCTCGAAGCCGCAGTAGGAGTCGCCAAGGTCTATGTCCTCGTCACGCTTGGCGCAGCCCTGCCAGCGTCCTATGTTCACGATGGGAGTGAGGACGCTGACGGTGACGCGCTGGGTGATGGTGTCGGGGTCTTCGGGGGCTGCTGTCGGCAGCACCATTGAGTTCTCGCCGTTGTACATCTTGAAGGGGGTTATTGCAGTTCTACCTCGGTGATGGCGTAGCCATTCTCGCTGGCGAAGTTTACCATAGTGCTGACCTTTTCAAAGGGGTGAAAGGTCGTGCCGCCTTTTGAATTGGGGACTGCCAGTGTGCAGTCTGTGTCGTTGTTGTAGAAAATAGCCTTTGCGTTCATCTTTTATATGTTTTTATATTGTTATTCATTGTTCACTCTCGCATACACGCTCATATTCTTTCTTTTATATTCAATTTTTTGTGTATCTTTGCAGTCAAAAATGAATTTGAAAATAGATTGTTTTTTGACTTTCACGATGCAAAGATAAGACATTTTTCTCAATCAACAAGAAAAAAAATTAAATAATTTTCTTATGTTGATATAAAACATTGAAAATAAAAGAAATAAAAATGCAAATATTTTTTCAACAATGGACTCAAACGGCAAAAAAACACAAGAAATAAGCAGCAGAATTGACCAAATTCGGCAATATTTTTGCAATGGTGTCAATGTTGATTTTGCCGCCAAAATTGGCAAAGACCCCACCTATACAAGCCAGTTATGCACGGGAACAAAGTCAATAGGTAATAAAATCATTGAAAAAATATTAGAAACATTTCCCGAAGTGTCTAAGACCTGGCTCTATCTTGGCGAGGGCGATATGCTGACATCCGACGGCACATCGGAGCAGACGGCAGACCCCAGGCGAGGAAACCGAGACGATGAGGAACTGGAGATGTTGCGTAAGAACAACGCCGCCCATCTCAAGCACATCGAGCTCCTCGAAGAGAAGGTGTCGAGCCTTGAGGAGCAGCTGGAGTGCGAAAAGAAAAAAGTTTCCTCACTTTCGGCCAGGATGAGCGAGGAACGTATATTGCAATAAAGGCTTATCAATAAACATTCATACAAACAATTAAAAATCAATTCACGATGGAAAACAACACCGGAAAGAAACCCGAACTTATCGAGCAGCTCCCGACGATCTGGCTCAAATTCACTTACACCGTCATCATCCTTGCGGCCATCGCCCTGCTTTTCTCCGCAGGCTATTCCGTGTGGGACGAGGAATGGACGGTGTTCCTCTACACCCTTGCCTCGTCGCTGGGCGTTCTGTTTTTCTGCGCCATCATCCAGCTGCTGGTCAAAATAGAGCAGAACACAAGGAAATGAACAGAACGAAAAAAGCCCCGCAGCGAGCGGAGCTTAACGAAAGGATATTGATGATACGTCGTGCGCTGTTCTCGGACAGCAACCGCGACTTCGCCCAGCGCATAGGCGAGGCGGAGCAGAACCTCTTCAATGTCTGCGACCAGGACGCTAACCGTAACGCATCCCTCGCCCTCGTGTCGAAGATTGCCGACGCTCTCCCCGAAATCAACGCGCGGTGGCTGCTGACGGGTCGGGGCGATATGCTCTCCACCACGTCCAAGGGCGCGGGGGCGCGTTCCGATATGATGAGGGTGATACTCTCGCAGCAGGAGACCATCCGCAGGCTCACGGACATCGTCGGCAGAAACGGAGGCGCACAGTGAAGTCCGTGCGCGTCACAGACCTCGACAGCCTCGTGCCGTGTATGACAGAGGATGAACAGAGGGATATCGCCGAGGCGGTAGCTGCTGGAGTGTGGACGGTAGATATCGCCGAAGAGCGGTACGACGAGCTATGGTGCCAGTCGCTCTTCCGCAACGCCGACATCATCGCCAAGACCGAGGACGCTATGCGCAGGGGCGTGAAAATCCCGCCGCCTCCGAGTGGTCAAAAAATGAACCAATAAGTGGTCAAATAGGTGGTCAAATGAAATACTCCGTCAGATACAACCTCAAAGAGAAGTCGAGCGGAAGCGAGGCAGACCCAAGGCAGCGCATCCGCGTCCGCGTGTCGTGGGCGAGCCGCCGCGTGGAGATGCTGACGGGGTGCCAGGTGCTGCCGGACTATTGGGATGCCGACGGGCAGCGCGTCCGCTCCGCATACCGCCACGGCAGCGACACGGGGGCGACCATCAGCAAGGAACTCGCCGCACTGACCGCGTACATAGACCAGTATTTCGCCAAGTGCCACGTCGGGCAGCACACCCCCACCGTCTCGGAGCTGCGGCAGGAGCTGAAGGTCTATTTCGGCACGGCGGTGAGGAAAGAGACCGACATCCCCTTCTTCGACTGCTTCGACCTCTTCATCGAGACGATGAGAGAGCAGAACGGATGGGCGCAGCGCACGCAGATGAAATTCCGCACCCTCGAAAACCGCCTTCGGGCTTTCTCACCGAGGCTGGAGTTCACAGACCTCACCGAGGACGGCCTCCAGCTCTTTATGCGCTTCCTCATCAAAAAGGACTTGAAGAACTACACCATCGAAAAGGACATTGACACCCTGCGCTGGTTCCTGCGGTGGGCGACGAAGAAAGGCTACAACAGCACGATGGATTTCGCGGACTTCCGCCCGAAACTCAAAGGCACGGACAGCAACTCCAACGGCATCATATACCTCGAATGGGATGAGCTGATGACACTCTTCGGCTTCGACTTCGGGGAGCGTCACCAGGGCCTCGCCAACTGCAGGGACGTGTTCTGCTTCTGCTGCTTCACAGGGCTACGCTACTCCGATGCCGCCAAGCTGCGCACGTCCGATATCCACAAGGACTACATCACCGTCGTGACGCAGAAGACATCCGACAGCCTCCGCATCGAGCTGAACGATTTCTCGCGCGCCATCCTCGACCGCTGCAAGGAGTTCCGGCAGTCCGAGGGAAGCAGGATGAACCACGCCCTGCCTACGGTGAGCAACCAGAAGATGAACGAATACCTCAAGGAGATAGGGAAAACGATAGGGCTTGACACGCCAGTCCACCTCGTCTACTACAAGGGCGGAAAACGCCGCGAGGAAGACCGCCCGAAATACGAACTCCTCACCACCCACTGCGCACGGCGCACCTTTGTGGTCAATGCGCTGCGGCTCGGAATCCCTGCGGAGGTGATTATGAAGTGGACTGGTCACAAGGATTTCAAGGCGATGCGGCCGTATGTAAAAATTGTAGATGAACTCAAGGAGCAGGAGATGGCGAGGTTCAACCTGCTGTCCGAAAGCCAGTCCCCGAAAAGTCCCCGAAAATAATCTGTGGAATTATGCTTTTTTCTGTCGCATACAAACAAAAATACACCGCCTCCCAATCGGAAAGCGGTGTATTTCAATACAAACGCAACAAGATGCAACAGGATGCGACAAAGGGTTTCAAGTCCCTCCCGGGGTACTCAAGCCAACTGTTCAACAAGCAGTTGGCTTTTTTAGTCCCCGAAAAGTCCCCGATTTTGACCATACGCGGAGACAAGCAAAGGTCGCCAGCGTTCTCGCACTGACGACCTCGGAACTCCTTCTACAACCTGGTAGATGAGATGTTTTTTGGTTTGCTACACTCCGAAAGCGGGATTGATCTCCGACACCTCGCCAGTAACTGCATCGACGAAGAGGCATTGGTATATGTTCCCGAATATGTACTGCGGGTTGCACGTCCGTGGCCCCACCATCTTCCGCAGGGTGCATTTGTTGCTGTGTGGCTTGGCGTAGTTGGACTTCATCAGACGCTCGTAGGCTTGGCGATAGGTAATTGTAATGTTGCCGCCGGACATATCCTCGTCTTCGAGCCAGGGGCCCTCGGCCTCCTTTACAGTAAATGCGTCGGGAGAGTGTCCGAAGATGACGACGAGGGGATCATAGCCGCCGTCCTCATACTCATTGACAATCTGGAACACATTGGTAACGCTGTCAACTGTGCCAGTGCAGCCTTCCGCGTCGAGGTACTCGTTGAGGACGAGCTGGGTCTCGTAGTACCTATAGATGCAGCCGTAATGGTCGCACATATAGGCGCGGTCTGATTTGATGGTCTGCTCGACCATCGTCTCCATCTTCTGCTTTTCCTGATTGCACGAGGTGCAGGACGCGGCTCCCAGCAGAAGGACGGAAGCCATCAGAAACATAATGATTTTTTTCATTGTGTGTTGAATTTTGAAAGTTATACATTGCAGCCTTGCGACTGCGTGAATTATATCCATCTTATTATAGTGTCGGCCGCCCTAACCTTTCGGAAGAGGAACCAGGCGTATGCGACTGCGGAGCCGCCGCCAGCCCTCATCCCCTCGAAGTCGCCGTTCTTGGCACAAAGCAGCCGCTCGGTGAACTGGTACACGCCGTGCAGATAGCCGTGACGGTACAGACGCTCGAAGCGACCCTTTCCCTCCAGCGCGTTTGTCTTGAGCAGGAAGAAGGCAGGTTGGCCGTCCGGCAGAAGCTCAAGGGCGTGTTCGACGAACTCCGTCGCATATTTGTACGGCGGATTGGTCAGTATGCAGCAGTCCTCGCCCTGCAGGTATTCGGGGAGCCTCTCCTCCTTGAGGAAGTCAACCCCCACATATCCGAAGCCTCGGTCTACAAGGTCGGAAGAAAGGACATTGAAACCGCCAGCCATCAAAGCCCTGCTCAAGTGTCCGGCACCGCAGGCGCACTCCCACACATAAGGTGGTATGATTACCGCATTGCGGAGCTTATCGACTGCCACAGGGTCGGTGGCGTAGTAGTCGTCGCACTGCCTTTCGCTGACTGCGTGACTGCTCGCGCCAAGGGTCTTGTAGACGCTGTTGCCGTTGCCAGTCCAATCCTTGCTCATATCTTGATGAACTTGCCCCACAATTTGCGTGTGCGCCACAGAATGTAGCCAATCAGCCCGACGGAGAGCCACCAAAAGCCGTGCATCTGGAATTTCTGCCATCCCGTGAGAGGTTTCTCCACCTCGACAGGGTAAGGCTGCGGAACGTAGATGCTGTCAACCTTTGCGTGGTTCTCATAGTGGTTTGTGTCGGAGACGAGAGCGGTGCCTTCAACGGGGATGTCTATCTTCTGCGGCTTGTTCTCAAGGCTGTGGTGCAGCTTGCCGAGGCTGTCAACAAAAGCGTCGGAGGTCGCGAAATCGGTCTCAAGGTGAGAGCTATCCTCGCCCACGCTGGTCTGCTTCTCGACAGGTATGTAGAAGGGTACCGTGTCGTGGATGTGGATGTACCGCCACCGTATCTCCGTGCGAACACTGTCAGCCTGTTGATGGCTGGAGCCGCCAATGTCCTTTCCGCATTTGCAGCCCGAAAGTGTGGCAAAAATCGCCACCATCAGAAAAAACACCCCTAATTTTGCCACGGTTCTCATAGCTCTTGGAATTTAATGGTTCTTTTTTTGTTGTCGATGAGGCTTCCGAAACGGATGCAGTCCAGTCGGCGGTTCCAGCCTTTCAAAAACTTCTTTTGTTTCGGGTTATTCTTCACGATGTCGGAGAAGAATTTGTACCTGCGCTCTTTGATAAGACGGAAGAATTTCTCTGGGTTCTGTGCATTGAGTGCCTGCAGTGTCAACGGGCCAACAATGCCGTCGGGACTGACACCAAGCATCCGTTGCGGAATTTTGATGCCGTTTGCACCGCTACCCCATACCCAGTCAACGAGTATGTTGGCAATCGACTGGCTTTTGATTTGGTCAGCCTTCCATCGGTTCCAGTAGTGCGGCCGGAGAATCACGTTCACGGCATCCTCGTCGGAAATCAGTTTCAAGTCGTCAACGTCAATGTCGCCGTCGCCGTCCTTGTCATACCCCTGCTTCTTCCAGGTGGCTATCGTGACTCCTTTGTTCGTAGCTCCGCCCTTGTCGTCTGGGTCGTTCACGAAACCGCCCTCAAACGATAGGATGAACGGAGAAAGAATGTCTATTTTTGCCATAGTTGTATGTTTTATAATTTAGTTCGTATGTGCGTGCGCGTATGCGTGTGCGCGTAGAATGTCTAATTTGTTAATTTCCCACTCATTTGAAGAGGGGAATGACGACAGCCAACTGGAGAGCCTGCCCGACGATGCCACCGATGAGACCAGCGAGAATGTCGAGCCAATCCCAGGCCGACCAATCCCATTTTCGGAACGGAACGTGATCACCGTTGTAGTGATGCACGTCTTTGAACTCCATACCTCCGATGCAGCCGACACCCATCAGCAGGGTGCCGGAAAAGGAGACGACGAGGATGCCGACGAGATGCTTCCAGCGGTTGGACTCGCGAAGCCATTGCGGGAGTATTGCGATAATCTTTTCCATTGTGTTGTGTTCTTTTTTGGGGTGAATGTGTGCGAAAAACGGTCAATTCCGTGCGATTTTATTTCATTTTTGTGCGAAAAACGGAAATAAGGGGTTCCGTTATTTTACTTTTCGCCGATAATCTGAAATAAGACAATTCTTGAAAATTCTTGCAAAACTTTGCAGATTCTTTCCATTTTGGAAACAATCGTAAAGAATTGGAATGTCTTGTTACGCCGTCTCGTTATCGGTTGGCTCTTCCTGCTCTGCCCTGGTGTTGTTCTGCTGGTCGATTGCGAGCTTGAACATCTCCTTGAAGGTGTCATTGTCGAGCATCTTGACGAGAAGCTCCGCAGCGTCGGCCATCTCTTTCTTGGTTTTCTTGTCGGCTTTCTCGCGGATGCTGATGAACTCGACCACGAGGAGGAACACGCCGACGAGACAGGTGATGACGGGAACGCCCTCGATGGTGTGCAGCCCGAAGAGTTCGGGAATCTTTGAGAGGTGCATCAGCAAGTCCACGCCTGCAGCTATGAGCATACCGCCCTCGTAGGCTATGAACTTGGAGAGGGTGCGCTTCAGCCCCCACGAGGAGCGTATCTCCCCCCTGATTTTGGCCTTGTACAGACCGCTTGCGAGGTCGAGGGTCATAGCGAACAAGACCACGATGCAGGCGATTACCACGATGGTGAGCATATTCTCTGCTCCTTGGATTACATTCATTTTTCTTGATTGTGTTTTTATTGGTTAAACATTAGGTTGAAAATAATCATTTTGACCTGCGTCCGGTTATGATACTGGCAGATTGGTGGGGACATTCATATCGACCGTTGCCTCGGTGCAGGATGGTGTGTCTTTTCCGATAATAATATCTGGAATAATGGTACACTGCTCTGTACCTGCGTCGCCGATAGTTCTCACACCTATGACGTAGCCCGTAGATGGATTGCGGTATATCTTTGTCTTTAGGTTGGAGTAAGAGTCGCTGTCCGCGATGGCGTTGCGTATATCGAGGACGGCATTGCGGCATTGCTGAAGGTATGTCTCCGCCTTGCGCAGGGATGCGAGCGATGAGTTGATTTTCGCGCGGTCTTGCTGCTCCGACAAATCAATGGTGCCGACGTACTGCGTGAATGGCTTGTAGGTGCCGAAAGGAACAACGCTTTTCCCTCGCAGGTCGAGCAGGTTGCCGCTTGCGTCGAGCATCTCCTTCGCGAGGATTTCCCTGGTCGCTGGCTCGATAATCCTCGGGAATAGCGGGTTGATGGGTCGCGGCCTTCTGCGAAGCCTCACCTCCTGCACGGTCTGCGAGAGCTGCTTGACCCAGTTGTACTTGAGGACTATGGCATTGGTGAGCGTCAGCTCTATGGAACGTGGGGAGTTCACTGGCTGCTTTATGCCCGTCACCCTCATCACAAGACCCTGCGAGCCGAAGAGCTGCACGTCTGTGACCTTGATGTGCTGGCCGAGGTTGAAATATTCGCTGTGGGGGATGTTCATATTGTAGGGGGAGCCGGTATAACGCTCCACGTAGTCATCCCATACACGCTTCACCCACAGCGTGTCCACAGTACCGCTGAAGGTGAAGGTCTCCTTGCCGTGGTCGTGCAGGTAGCGCACCATCTCCTTCAAGGCACGGAACTCCGCGCCGTAGGCTATGCCCTGCGTACCGTTGTAATGCCCGTCGCTATCCGCCACAGAGCTGCCGATGTACTCTTTCGGGAGCGAACAATGGAAGGCTATGTAGTGGTCGCCTGGTCTCGGCTTGAAGGTCTCGTTTGGCATCGTGAGGCCGTCTTGGTCTGACGGACACAGCTCCAGCTTCTTTGCAGGAATGGGGTTGTTGTCGCTGTCGTAGACGGTGACATCCGTGCAGATGACAACGCCGCTCTCCGTGGTGTTAAGGTCGAACTCGCGCCCTGCAAGCATACCGTCTTGGAAAATGACCGTCATAGTCTCGCCGTCGATGGAGCATTGCGAGTAGTCGGGGCAGTCCGTGAGCGCGTCGATGATGTCGTAGAGCTTGTATGTCTCCGTCGTGGTACCGCCCTGTCCGTCGTCCACCTGCCGCGTCCTCGTGATGGTCTGCACCTGCGACACGCCGCCTATGCGCATCGGGTACACCTCGGAAGCGTCGTAGAAAGACTCCACCTTCGTGCCTCTGGGCGAGAAGTCGGGGTCGTAGTATGTGTGCCGGACACGCTCGACGCTGCGCCCGTCGTCAGAGACGAGGTAGCAGGGAGTCGGAACCATCAGCTGCGTGGTGCCGAGAGCGTTCCCGTCCTCGTCATAGAGAACCTCGTAGATTGGAAGGGCGGTGTCGGGGTCTTGGTAGTTCTTTTGCTGGATGTATCTGTTTCCGTCGCTGTCGGTCTGCACGGTGGGGTCCAGACTGAAGTAGTACCTTCCGCCAGCGAAGAAACACGCCACGCCTTTGTAAACGCTGGAGGAGGTCGGTGCGCCGCTGCTGAGGTTCTTGAGTCGCCTCGGAAGCAGCAGGGTGTCGCTTCGGTCTCCATCCCACGTCATCGTGCCGTTGTTCAGACCTTTCGGGGTGCGTCCGTAGTTGGCTGGAATGTTCTGCTCTCCGCCCTGTATGTACAGGCGGTCAACGGGCGGCAGGTCGCTCTCGTTCTTTCTCGCTATGCCGCTCTTGAAACCGTTGCCCTTTCCGTATGACATATAAAGGGGTGTCTCCTTGTTGTATTCGACATCGTGGAGAGAGAGCAGGTGGTACATCCTCGTGATGCCGTTGTTGGTGACTGCGACATCCGATATCTCATACTCCGTGTTGAACGCCGTGGCCTGGCTGCGGATTGCGTCGATGCAGTAGTTGAACTCGTAGCTGACAAGCTCCTCGTCGCCCCCATCGTTCCACTTGGTTCCGTCATAGTTGGTGTGCGCCCCGTTGTTGGCGGCAGTCATCCCGACAGTCTTTGAGTAGTCCACAGCCCATACAGCGTTAGGCTCCGTCTCCGCATCGTTGAGGCAGGCCGCAACCATTTCGAGATGCTCGCGAGGTGTCGCCGTGAGGGGGAACTTCAGCCGCAGGTCGCCCCCGAACACTCCCGTAGATCTGTTGTAGGTGCGGTTGCGCATCATCGTAATCTTGAGCATATAGTCGGAGGTGAACATCGGCATCACGTACTCAAAATTGCGGCTGTGCTGTTTCGTGATTTCGGGAGACTTGTAGAGGTAGTAGCGTTTGCCCTCAAACATACACCAGGAGCGCAGGGGGATGGCGAGGTTCTCCGCCAAAGAGAAGCGCAGGGTGAGGA